TATGGGGGTGCTAGGAGCGCTTGAAATACCTGTAAGCAGTGTTACCCCTCAAGTATGGAAGAAAGCCGCTGGAGTCAACGGCAAAGACAAAGATGAGGCAAGATCAAAAGCGCTGCAGTTATGGCCTCAGTGGCGTGAACTGGACAAGAAGGGTGCAGGTCAAGCATTTGCAGATGCCGCATTGATTGCGAGATTTGGATCATGAACGAAAAATCGATTAATGACGCGGTGGACTATCTGTACACCCATGGTGCCAAGTATGCTGAGGCAAAAGCTCATAGGGTATTTTTGGAAGAATATCGCAAAAGTCAAAAGGCGATGCTGATGAAGGCGGCGCAAGCTGATGGAAGATCTAAGACAGCCGCCAGCGCGGAGATTGAGGCTTACGCAGACCCAGCGTATGTACAAATGCTGGAGGGGCTACAAGCTGCTGTAGAGAAGGAAGAGGCACTTAGATGGGGGTTGGTATCAGCACAAGCTCGAATTGACGTGTGGAGGTCGCAGGAAGCCAGCAATCGAGCATTCGACAAGGTGGTGGCATGAACAAAATCAAACTTAAAATTGTTGAAAGAAAAAACGGCATTTTTTGGGTTACTGCAAACAACACAAATTTTGAATTGTTAAGAACGGGAGATGGCGACAATGAATATCTTGAAGTTTTTCCTTATGAATTTCCATTTAGGCCAATAACATTGAAGAATAGCGATGTCTCTATGGATTTATTGGAAACATTAGTCGCAAAAGAATTGGTGGATTACACATGCCATCTAATTGACTTATGAACGGCACCTACAACAAGGATGAACGTGCGTGGGTACAGTTGGTCAAAGAACAACCCTGCTCAGTGTGTGGAGCCGCTGGACCTTCGGATGCCCACCACATCAAGCAGGGCAAACACTACACCTGCGTGGCACTATGCAAGTCATGCCATCAGGGTTCAATGATGGGTTGGCATGGCAACAAAAGAGCATGGGCACTTGCCAAAATGGATGAGCTTGATGCCTTAAACGAAACTCTGAGAAACATAAGTACTACTAGTCTGACTAGTAATTAATGCGAACAGCATTAGGGTTTTTTCTTTAAAAATAATTTGCTAAATGTTGACAGACTCTAACTTCGTGTTATAGTTCTCTCACTGCAACGACGCAGGTTTAAAGGAGATTCCAAATGATCACAGAAACACAAGCCACCATCCAAGCACTCGCCGCTGTCGAGTCATTCACCAACGACATCGATGCATTGTTTGTGCTCGACCAGCAAGCCAAAGCATTGGCAAAACAAGTTGAGGCAATGAAGCATGCCATTGCCAACAAATATGGCGAGTGTGCAAAAGATGCCAATGGCGACGACATCCCACATCAAGGCGAACTGCATTCTGTAACTGTCAAGATGATTGCTGTCAAAGGCACTGTTGACTACAAAAAACTGTGCGTCGCTTACAAGATCCAAGACGACGTGCTTGACACCTTCCGCAAAGAAGGTCGCGCTGACATTCGTGTAACACCAGTCAAGTAAACCAACTGGGGCTTCGGCCCCTATAAGGAGAACACAATGAAATATGTTGTCATAGCAAGTTACCGCAAACCAACTGAACCAATGAGTCGTCAGAATGCTGTGCACTTAATCAAACAGCTTCGCTCACAAGACATCAATTGCCACATTCAAGAAGTTTGCAATAAGTCCGATGAGGCTTGGCAACACAACGCATCATTCAATCTTCAGTTTTTAGGTGCACAACCAGCAAAGTCTGGCGAAGATTATTAAACCAACGGGGGCTTTGTCCCCCACAAACAAAAGGAAATATCATGAAAGACAAAGCAGAATGCAACATGCAAGTTGTTTATTATTACAACGAAATAATGTATGTGCCCCACTATCAAAATAATAGTTTTTTTGTTGGCCCCGGATATCCAACCCACAACAAATTCCGATACTCGGCACATGATTTGATACAAGCAGGTGCAAGAAAAGATGTTTACCCGTTGTGGTCGCGTGGTATTTCAAATCCAATTACTGACAAAAACCCATAAAAAAAGGGGCTACGGCCCTTACGAAGGAACAATCATGTTTGAAATTGAACACTACAAGAAACCTACAGACTGGGCGCAGGTTGCAATGTTAGTTGTGTCTATCATTGCCATAATCGTGGTGGCATTAGACATATTTGTGTGGAGGCCATGATGGACTTGTTGACCACTATAGTCAGTCTCTTTGCAGTGACAATAGTTATCAGCATTTTTTTGGTGGTTACTTTATTTTGCGTAATCTACGCAATCCTACACTTGGAAGGGCAGGACAAATGAAAATTGATGACGATGCCAAATTTATCAGGGTAATCCAATTGCAAGAACGATTGGATGAGGTCGCACTTAGGTTTCTTGCAAAGCTCATTCGAGATGATGGCAAAGATGTGGCTTTAAGCATTGCCACCAATCTGGCGGTCAACTTGCTTGCATTTAGCCTTCAAATTCTGGACGACGTAGGCGCAGAACAGGACGACTACATGCACCTTGTGCTTAAAAGACTTGCAGAAGCTTATGAGCATGGCAAGGCAGGAAACAAGACAGAAGAAGTGATAGCCAAGGCAAAACACAGTTCAGGTGGTGGCGATACTTGCCGACCATTGCATTAAGAATGTAACAAGCTAACTTTGTGTTATAGTTCTTTCACTGCGACATTGCAGGTTTAACAGGAGAAGATTATGGAACTCGAAATTGCACCAATCAAGACCAATGAAGACACACGAGTAATTTACATCGATCGCTACGACGATAAATTTGCTTGGTTGAGCATACAAGTGAGCGGTGGTGGCGCCAGCGTCACCATGACTTTGGATCAAGCAAAGCGTGTGATTGCTGGATTGACATCAGTTGTTGAAGCCATGGAGGCAGCATGACACGCAAACAAACGATAGCCAAGCTGGTCGCCAAAGACAATCAAGAGCCAACATTCAGAATGCCCACTGAGGTACATGAATGGATAGAGCAAGCCAACAGCTTGATCAAGTATCAGAAGACAGAGATCGCCGACCTCAAGACCGAAATAAAAGAACTGAAGGCATACAAGTTGTGGGCATCCAAAAGACTTACTGAATCAGACAGAGATTGATATACTTCAGTCCAGCACTGCAACATGTGCGCGAAAGGACTGAAATATGACCGATGCATACAAAATAGCTAATACCTCATCTAAAGTAGACAAACTTAGAGGAGAGTGTCATGGCTGAAGGTAAGAAGACAGGCGGCAGGGTAGCAGGAACGCCCAACAAGGCGACAAACCAAGCTCGACAGGCCATAGCCACATTTGTTGATGGAAACGCTCACAGGCTCACTGAGTGGCTCGACCAAGTAGCACAGGGTGTAAAGACTGAAGACGGTGAGTACATGGTGCCACCCAACCCAGCCAAAGCATTCGACATGTTCCAGAGTGTGGTTGAGTACCATGTACCTAAGCTGGCAAGGACTGAGGTGGTTGGAGATCCTGATGCACCAGTGAGGGTAGAGGGAGCCTTCGATATCTTTGACGAGGTGCTCAAGCTTTACGCTGCACAGCGACTAACAGAATGAACGACATTGTCAGCGTCCTGTCGAGCAAAGAGATCCGAGAGAAGTTTAGGAGGCTTGACCCACGCGAACAACTGACGTTTCAATGGCGTGCTGACTGGAACAAGAAGGCGCATAAATTCCAGTTGGAGCCACCGGGTGACTGGACTGTATGGTTGATGCTGGGTGGACGTGGATCGGGTAAGACACGCACCAGTGCTGAGACACTAGGATATTGGGCGGCAAGTGAGGCGAATACACGCTGGCTGGTATCAGCACCCACCAGCATGGACTTACGCAATACCTGCTTTGAGGGTGAGTCAGGATTACTGGCGGTGATCCCTAAAGAACTAGTGGTGGACTACAACAAGAGCCTGCATCAGATCAAGCTGTGGAATGGCTCATTGATCACAGGCATACCAGCGTCAGAGCCTGAGCGACACCGTGGTGGACAGTACCATGGGGCATGGTTGGATGAGTTGGCTGCGTGGGACTACATCCAAGACACATGGGACATGATTCAGTTTGCCGTGCGATTAATGGGTAAGCGCGGTACAAAGATCATTGCATCTACTACGCCCAAGCCAAAGCCACTGATCATGGATCTCATAGACAGAGATACTGATGACGTGGTGGTGACGAGAGCCAGCACCTATGTAAACATTGCCAACCTTGCGCCGGCGTTCCAAAAGCAGATCCTGCAGTATGAGGGCACTAAGCTTGGTGACCAAGAGATCCACGCCCAACTGATTGATCCTGAGTCAGGTGGCATTGTGAAAAGGGAATGGTTCAGACTCTGGCCTGATGGCAAGCCATACCCTAAGCTGGAATACATCATTCAGTCCTATGACTGCGCCACTAGCGACAAGACATACAACGACCCAACTGGATCTATAACCTTGGGGGCGTTTAAGCCCATGGATGGCGGCATGAGCGTGTTGATCCTCGATTGCTGGCAGGAGCACCTCCAGTATCCTGACCTGCGCCCCAAAGTGATTGATGAGTATGAGACTGTTTATGGCGAGGGCAAAGACCGCAAGCTGGTGGACTTAGTGCTGGTGGAGGACAAGAGCGCTGGTATCTCTCTGATTCAAGATTTACAGAGAGCACATATACCAGTGCATGCCTACAATCCGGGCAAGGCTGACAAGATCCAGCGCTTGAGCATTGTTGCCAACATCATTAAAGCTGGGCGAGTGTGGGTGCCTGAGAGTGGTAAGAACAAGGGGTTTGTGCGCGACTGGGCTGAAGGTATGGTGAGTCAGATCTGCTCATTCCCTGAGGGCACAGCACATGATGAGTTTGTAGACTGCATCAGCCAAGGTCTGAGATACTTGAGGGACTCAGAGTGGATCAGCATTGACGCACCACCACGCGACGAGATCTTGCCTGAGGACATCAGCGATGCAGAAATATACAACATGAGAGGTCGAGAGAATCCGTATTCAGCATAACCAAGTGGAGTTTAACTCCACTCATTTTGATAAACAAAGGGGCGATCATGAGTGAAGAGGATTACATGTATGTCGAGCAAACAGAGCAGTCCTATCAAAGGATCGTTAACATGGATGGAGTCAGAACAACGGTGTGCGAAAACCGATTTGAGATTGCCACCCTTACCTTTGCCGAAATCAACGAGAACACGGCGATACATATGCTCAAGGACTGGATCAGGTGGCGCAAGCATCAAGCGGAGTTGCGAGAGCCTAGCAGTATGTCAAGGTGATGGTCGTTGCGACGATTGCCCATCGATAGGATAATGGTTGAATGAACAAGTCAATTGCCTAAACTCAATAAGGCCAACAACAGAAAGATCGATATGTTTAACTATTCTAATTTTTTCAAAGGTCCTTATTCTAGATTTTTGAGTCCTAATCTCAGACTTCAAAATCAGGGCAACTACACACCTCAAGGTACATCACCGCTAGCCCCTGTTGAGGTAGAAACGCCAATGCCCGGGCCAAGATTACCTGCAGATTATGTAACACCATTACCAAACAAGCCTGAGTATCCGACGGGCGTTGGGTATCCTATGGAACCTAGAATACCTGATGAAAGCATGTTTAAGCCCCCTGTGTATGAATCAGGAGTTGGATATCCTATAAAACCCGAAAGACCGATATTTGATGATAATGTTTCGGCGCTGGATTCTTTAAGAGCAGAACCTCTTGATCAAGGTACAAATAACCAGCCTTTTGATTATGGACTTTTAGTGGGTAATTCAGGTTCCCCATCACAAACCACAAGTAACCAACCTTTTGATTATGGACTTTTAAGAGGTAATACACCATTACCGACTCAGACTAATGAGCCTATGGGTAATTCAAATATCTTTGGACAAGATAGATTCATGAATGGAACATTCCTGCCAACTAATTTTTTACAAGGCAATCCTTCAGGTGGATCTAATTCTAATTATTCATTTCCTACGCCACCAGAAATGACACGCGATCCAATACCAGAACCAGATACTGGAATGTTTGGAGGTGTAGAACCTTTTCCATCGATGGAAATTCCAGAAATGACAGACCCTATTAACCCTAATTTTTCTGATGAAGATGAATTAAATCAAAAGAAGCAAGCAAATAGTGATGAATACTCGTATCAAAGGCCTATCATAGAACCAGATCGACGTAATCGTCCTCCTCCACCTGAGTTTACTGATGGGTTCCATGGTCGTATATACCCAAAACCATTTAATAAATATAAACCTTATGATGAAACACAAGAACGATTCGGGTCTTCTGATCCGGCTAATCCGGCTAATGTGGGAAATCCAAGATTTCCTGAATCTTCTGATGAGCAAAGGCCTATCGTAGACCCAGATCGATTTGTGCTTCCTCCTCCACCTATGGCTGATGGTGGAAAAGTGCCATCAGGCCCATCCCCTGAG